ATAGGCTAGACCGAGAGTAGCTTTGTTGTCGTCAAGTAGATCGACGAGGTAATCGAATGGTTGTAGAATATCATAGTAGTCTTGGGCCATTTAAAGTGGGAATTTACCAATGGAAGCCCTTGAGACAAATCCACCCTCACCTTGAATGGAGTGACGCATCCCGACGTTACCAGCACTCGTTACATACAGATCAATCGAACGATCAAACCATTCACCAAACACACCCATGATCTTCATAGCACCTTCGTCTGACATACCAAGGAATTCACGTTGTGGCAAGTTCTCCAAGCCTTGATCATGAGCTAGTCCATAATGGGGCAGTAGCTCCGTCTTATAGAAGACAGCATCCTTGGTGATTACTGTCGCATCTGACGAGCTAGCTGCTTCTTTCAATGCACCTGACTGTGTAAGAACACCCTCGTTCGGATACGCCTCTGCAACAGGCCAATAACTGTCTGACCACTCTTGCCACATTCGACCGTCCGGGCCAGTCTCCGTTTCAAAACGTTCACGGATGTCTTCCTGCATCATTTCGCCTGCGGCTGCCAACGGCAAAGTACGATTATCCAGAGATTCCGCAACCGCAAAGAATCTGCGAGCGAATACCTCTGGACGTGGACTCCAATTGAAGGTGATAGTTCCGGGCATTAGAACTGAGACACCATTGTAAAGATGGGATCAATCGAGTTAGCGTTAGGCTCAAACCACGTGTTGTCGAAGTCGATACCGGGATCAACACCGGGGATTTCAAGTTCGCCTGCAATGATTTGTTGAAGCATCGTCATTGCTTCATCGTATTTGTTCTGTGCGAATTGTGGATCGTTTAGTGAGTTTTCTGAATAGCGGGTACGGTATATAAGAGCGGCACAGAGACGGCCAGCGATGGCTCGGATGATGGTAGGTGTAGTAGCGGGAGTAATCCATGTTGCGAGAACAGCCGCCGTAACTACACCTGTGAGGTAACCCCTGACGATCCGATCGGCGTCTTCCTTTGCCTTTGCGAGATCGTCAGGGATTTCCTCGACTTTTAGTTTGTCAACAGGCAGATGAATTTGCACATCTGCATCATCGACAAGTGGCACTGTTATGCACCTACCGGAACATCATCATCTTCGTCTGGCCCTCCACCTTGAGGCGCATGTGAAAGGGCCATCTCCATCAACATATTCGGATCAACTTCACCTTGACCTTTGGTGAGTTTCCTGACCACCGCATCGGCAGGTGATTCACCAAATCGAATATCCTTGGGGAGTGGATAGGAACGGACTGATCCATTAGCGATCAGTCCATCCCATTCCTCTTTAGAGATACCGAGTTTAGCTTGTGTGACTTCGGTACCAGCTTCGGTGACATTGCGACTCATGATGATCTTGCGACCATCTCTTCCTTCTTTAGACTCACCACCATTGTAGATGGTAGCCCATGCATACATCTTAGCCATAAGTAATCTCTCCTCTTACCAGGCCGTTGCGCCGAAAGCGTCCTTGATCAGATAGCCAGCGGACGAGAATGTAACCTTGATATCCCACTTCCACGACGTTCTAACCAGATCAGACTTGCGGCCTTCCTCACGCCATCTATCCGTAGGTCGAGTAGTACCGTCAGGATAGACCTGCGCGAACGTTTTACCGAACGAAAGATCGTTCAGTTCAAGCGTAGGATTCACATAGGCGAGGATGACATCCTTGCCCCACGCAGACACGAGGGATTCAGTAGACTCCTGAATGTCATTGTCGTTGTAGAGATCGGACAGAACGCCGATGCGAACGAACTCACCTTCAAAGCCCGTAAGCGCCTGAAATGCGCCAGGAGCCGTAAGTGCGAAGTTCGTAAAACGGGCAACAAGGTCAGGATGGTTCTCAAGCCATCCGAAGCCCTGTCCGCCCATAATGCACACGTTAGGAGCAAAGCCAGTAAGCGAAATGATCTTGTTGACTGCTGCACGGAAAATCTCAAGTGGGTTAGACGTTGCACCTGCATAGTTATCCCACTGATCCGCCGCTGCCAGCGTAATCGTATTACCGACTGGATACGTCGCCGTGTTACGTGCAAGTGCTGCCACAGCGATTTCATGCTCAAGGGACAGAGAACTAACACACAGTTCAGTAGCATCCTCTTCAGGGTTGATCTGCAATGCGCCACCAAAGGTAGCGTTAGCAAGTCCACCAAGAGAGTTAAGCTGCTGCCTCTCTTCGTCCGCAACCGCAGCCTGCAACGAATGCTCGACGGTCTTGAACGTATCCTCACTCCAACGCCCACCGCGCACTTCGTTGGCGACCGTACCAGGCTCACGTCGTGAATAGAACCTGACGCGCCGCTCTCTACCGAAGACACGGTATCGACCTGACTGTGTTCCTACTGCGGCCTGCGGAAAGAGCCGAAGACCAACAAAGCCAGGTGGTTGATATCCTACCGAAAAGTCGGTGAGAATTGGATCGGAGTACAGGGTACCAGGATCATACATCATAGTTTATCTCACCCCCTTTACGGATGGATTCCACTAGCAGGAGCCAGGTGGACGCGGCAATACTCGCCTGCACCCAACGCAGCTTCGACACAGTGACCAATGATTCGGTCACCCGCCGTACCAGTAACGGCACGACCGTTCGCCGTAATACATACAAGAGCACCAATCACAATTGCTGCCGATGCTTCCATCAGCGTATCGCCCTCAACAGCGATTGAAGCTCCCTTACCCTTCAGGATTTCACCCGCAGTAACATCATGCTGAATAACACCAGCGATGACATCAGTATCAGCGGTAACCGGGCCAACCGTCTCCGCAGTCGTAAACTTCACAGCACGAAACTTCGTCAGTGCTTCTGCGGCGTTGTAACCCTTATCCTGAATATAGTTCCTTGTTGCACTAGGTGGCATCTATGCCCTCCTCTCTAGCTCTCGATGTAAGCTTTGAACAACTCGGGATTCTGTGCCGCGACATGCTTCAGTGCGGCCTTACGATCCATGCTATCTTCCGTCATAGCAGTTCTAACTAGCTCTGCCATCTGCTGACGAACTTCCTGCGGAGTTGCACCTGCACGCACCGGCTCTTTACCATCCTCAGTGCGAGCCGAACCCTGCTCGCCATACTGCACAACGCCATCCTTAGCCGAAGCCGAAGTAAGCAGTTCACTCAGGTCTTCATGGCTCATCCGACGCTCTGCAATCTTCAGGTGAGCATCCTCGATCTTGGTACGAACCACATTGGAAAAGCCCTTCTTGGAGTCGTCAGCAAACTGACTGAATGACTCGGCAAACTGATGAGCCTCATTCTCTCGATCTCTAAGCTGAAGCCTCGCAAGCTGATTAGCCTGCTCAGGATAATCAGCAAGGAAATCCTGCTGCCTCTGTGCATCCTCAGTAGCTTCGCTCAGAGGTACAACGATCTTGTCAACTTTCGTAGTAACAAGCTGACTCAAATCTTCGTCAGAGGTATCGTCGTTAAACTCGATACCGAGACGACCTGCAAGAGCTACTAGAAGCTCTCTATTCATTTCCTCAACCTCCTCGTAGGCAATTGGCGGTGGATCACGTCTCCATCCTCCCTCTATCGCTCTATCACCCTCCTCGGGTGCCTCTCTCGGCTCAGGCTCACCACCAAGTCCTGTACCGGGTTCAGAGTGTTCCTTGTCAGCGTCGTATGATTGCCTAACATTAGTATTCGCCGTATTTACGATATTCATACTACCACTAGCTGCAACACTGACAGTGGAAGCGATAGAACCTCCTTGGGTCATAGATTGTACAACTTCATCAAACGTTGCAATACCGTCGATCATGCCAGATGCGAGCGCCTGACGTGGAGTAACGATTCCGCCTTCTCCGTAGTTGCGACGAACTACGTCAGACTGCACTCCACGTCCTCTAGCGACATCATTGATGAAATCGTTATTGATATCATCGACATGACCCTGTAGATACTGCTGACCTTCTGATGTCAAAGGCTGGATACCTACAGCCTTGAATCTACCGGCACTGACAACCGTATTCTTAACGCCTTCCTTCTCTTCCTTCGCAGTCGCATCAGTATGTACAAGATACGTACCGATTGATCCAAGCTGTCCCGACGGAGTAGCAAACATCTTATCCGCCTGTGACGCGATGTAGTAAGCAGCGGAGTTAGCAGCGGCGTTGGCAATGGCATAGATAGGCTTCTTACCACGAGCGTCGTGAATCTCCTCAGCCATCTCGGGGATCTGTTCTGAATAGCCACCGGGACTATCGACATCCAGAAGGATGCTGTGAACGTTGTCGTCAGCAAGCATCCCACGGAAGTCTGAGCGGAATTGCTCGATTGAGGTAGCTCCACTCATCTCCGTCATGAGGTTGGCCTTCGGGAAGATCGGGCCACTCAATGAGAGAATACCAAGTCCATTCTGATTACGACTACGTGGCGCATCACCACTCAACTCAATTGCACCCATACGAGCCTGTATATCTTCTCTTGTCAGTGCTCCTGATAGGTGAGTCTCCATGATCTCAAGGATCATCTTCAGTGCCTCGGGAGTAATCATCCAAGGTGCTGAAGTCATCTTGCCGATAATCTGTGCGTAATCTTTCATTAACCCTCCGCGTTATCTGTAGCGGCACCTGAGTTACCGTCGTTCTGTGCAGTTACGTCACCACGCGGATCTTTAACACCGGGCGGTAGGACGATAGGCGTCTGCACAGTGCCTCGCTTGAGTGGCGCATCGATAACAGTACGAATCCACTGCTCAGTCTCAAAGTCGGGAGTGATACCACTCTGAGCAAATAGATTGGAGATTGCCGATGCCCACTGCTGCAAGTCTTTTGTTTCTCCGATATTCCTAACCCGCAAGCGCGGGAAGTGATCGGTATCAAAGTTGTAGCCGACGAGATAAGGGATGCAGTACAGATTGAAGTCATCTGCGATCAGATTAGCAACGTAGCGCAATGACTTATTGAACATATCCTGATGTGCGCCAGAGGTAGCTCTGCCTCCACCTGTGCCTTCTAGCCCGAGCATCATGAACTGGCTCATAGTGTTAAGCATAATTCCACCGTTATGATGCTCGATGGACTGCATCACGTTCACAGGCTGCCCTGGTAGCTCAAGGAACTTAAGCTCCCAATTCGGAGGCAACACTGCGCCACCATGCTCGTTAGTACGAATGTTTCGAACTAGCTCAAACGCCGCATCCTTATCGGTCGTCTTGTATCCAGGCTTAAGCTGAATTGTCGGGAACCCCATACCATGACGTTCCTTCTGGATACCGTCAATGTTGTATAGGTTCGACTTGAAGAACCAATGGCGATAAGCTGTACGGAGAATCGATTTCCCCTCAATGTTACCGCCTTTCTTATTGTTGCTGAAGATGATGAGTTTTTCAATCGGAATCTCTACGTCAACAGGCTTGTTATCTGCCTGAACTGCACCCTGAACGATTGAAACCGGGCCACCATTGTTGTCATACTTGATTTCCTTAATGGTGGGGGTAGGGCGGGGGGCCAACTTCCGCAGCATTGTGTACTTGCGTCGGTTGGCCCCCGTTCGCTTCGGCGACCACTCGCGCTCCTCATAGACCTTCTCTATGACGGAGAAGCCGAATTCGTACATTCGCAGCACATCCTCCAAAATGAGGAGGAACGGCGCGTTTGTACCATTAAGCAGATTGAATTCAACGAACTCCGCGATATCAAGATCGATTGGATTATCGGAGAACGGTTCCACAAACCAATCAGCACCCATAACGGGTGTCTTTGCGGCACGGAGTGATACGTCAACCGCAGCATCAGAGTTAGCCATCTCTTCATAGACAGCCGTTGCCTGTGAGCGGTTACCAAGAAGAGGTACAACGTCGCGAACTAGACCGCCACGAGAAGATCCCTTCTCTTGCATAGTACCAGCACCGGGAGTAAGTGATCCCTTGCCACCTGTAGTAAGAGAGGTACCTGAAGCGACCCGTCTAGGATCGCCATCTGCGGCCTGTTGTCTACCGAGTAACTTGTCGAACCAACCTGCCATTAAAACCTTTCATATCTAGCTAGATTGGTTTGAGACTGGAAAAACGTCGCGGCCTCAGACCGATGTTGAGAGGGAGCATAGATATCGCTCAGGGACGAGCCGTAACCGAGTCCGAAATACTGTGCAAAGAAATAACGTAGTGCATCAGGGCCGTGGTCATCGTGCTTATGTTGTCCTTCTTTGGAGTTGATT